GCCTCATAACAGAAGCTGGCCTCCAGCCTGAGTACAAGGTGCTACCCATGGACGAAGCGGAATTCTGCAGCAGACGCGTCATCAACGTAGATGGCATACCCAAGTTGTGCAGAGACCCACGTCGGGAGATACGGCGAACTGGCTTTTCCATACACAATGAAACTCAGAGAGAGAAATTACTGAGAGGCATCCACGAGTGGGCCGGATTGCCGATGTTTGGCCCTTTGTATTAATCTGCAGCAAACGAATCAATCACACCAATTAGTAGTGCAACACGTGCTAGCTTTGCTCTCGCTTGGGGAATCAGCCAAGATGAACAGAGGAAATTCGAAGAAGACCACGACTTCCGCGCCGAATTCGCGCAGGAGATCGCGTCGCCAGGCGCGACTCCCACCGGGGACCGTTATCGTGCGATACAAGGAACTGCTCGCCCCAGTGGTAAACGGAACCACACAGTTCCTGTTCACCCCAGGGTCGAGCGGATTACCACACCTCGACGCACGGGGCAGGATGTACGAGATGTACCGCCTACGGGGCCCTGTGAGAGTGCAGTATCGGGCGGCAGTCGGGACAACAACGAACGGGGAGGTGCTCATAGGCGTCGACTACGACGCAAAGGACGCAGTCCTAAGCTATCAGGGGACAGCAGCACTGTCTCCGAAGAGCATGACACCCGTCTGGAAGGACTCGGTTCTAGTGGTTCCGCACAACAGAGCAATGAAGCAGAAGTGGCTCGTGACGGCCACTGACATATCGCCTACTACAGCAGGTGGCACCCCCATAAACTATCGGGACGATGCAATCGCGTTCGGCCTTAACATAACTAGCACAGGGGCCTCAGCGACCGGCTCTGTATGGATTGAGTACAATGTTGAGTTTGCATCTCCGCGCGTTCCTGAGCCCATCGTGAATGCCAGCGTTGTCAACGCCAGTGGCAACGTTTCTATCATGAACCGCTCTGGTTACACGTGTCCAGTTGACCCTGGTCAGAATTTCTACGTATCCAGTACCTCCGGCAACTCTTTCCAACTCACCTCCGGATACACACAATTAGAGTCAGGAGATACTGAGGGAGTCACCTGGACACTTGTAAAACGTGCTATTGATGCTACCTCTAATATATGGGGAGCAGTATCAAATCTTTCCAATGGGCTTGTAGCTGTTCTGGCATCAGAAAACATTAACGCTTTGGTTAGAGCACGCAAAGCGCTTTCGGTGTCATGAGTGCTCGCCTAGTGTGCGACCGCTTGGTCGTGTCTGAACTCCCGGTCGTCCTCGACCCATACGTACTTGCCAACGCTTTGACACGGCTCCGCTGGTGTAGTGAGGCTAAATTTACCTCCTCCATTTGTGTTCGCTACACGCCTAATGTGCCTTCCAACACACCAGGCCAGGCCATCCTCGCA